GACAAAATAAAGTTGAAGATGAGAAGGATATAATAAAATGCTTAAAAAACTCGTTATGTTATCATGTCTCTGAAGTCATGGATCAAGAGGAACTCCCTGAGGGTCACCATATAAATTTGGTTCCCTTAGCTATGAGACGACTTATAGAACGATTGGGTAAGAAAGGAAAGATTGATTTTTTCTTTTCTTTACTACAATCAAAGGTTCTATGTAAAGAAGTCCCAGAGGAGTTTATCCTTGATACTTTGGCCAAACACCGTGAACAGTTATCCGCTGAAAAAACAGCATTACCAGAGGAAGCTCTAGTAATCCTCAAAGAGAGGGGACGACAATTTGGAAAAATAGTACGAAAGTACTATAATCCACTTCACGGATTCAATCCAACACATAAAGCTACTTTTGCTTTCCCCCAACTTTCAGGAGGGGTGAAAGGAAATTTAGTTTATGATAATAGATTGAAAAATTCTACACTAGGAGTCCTCCCTTCCAATGAAACGGATAGGATGGAACCCCTAGTGATAGGATTGTTTGGTCAGCCAGGAATGGGTAAAAGTAGTTTACTTCCTTATTTAGTTAGTAAACTCTCTAAGCTTTTTCCTGGAGTTCAGAGAAGTGATCTCACTTATTCTCGTTCTTGTAATACTGAACATTGGGATGGCTATAGCCATCAACCAATTACAATATTAGATGATCTGGGTCAGTCTTTAGAAGGACAGGATATAAAAGAATTCCAAACTTTGGTTTCTTGTAATCCTTATGTTCTTCCTATGGCTGATTTACCAGAAAAGGGAAGGTTATTTACCTCACCTATCATCATTGTAACGAGTAATTTGGTATATGGACAACAATTGTCAATTACCTATGAAGATTCTACTGGAATTTTGGATGAAGCCTCCTTTTGGAGACGATTCCATGTTCCTTTATTCATTGAATTTAAAAAAATTCATAAACTTAAAGACGATCCTATTTGGATACGTCCTGAAAATCTTCTAGATAATAACAAATCTTATTCATATAAACAGAATGTATTAAGTAGTACTTATTTTCAGATGAAGCCGGCTTTCCGTAAGGAACAGGTGGCTTCTGATAAAGATAAACGTATTACTTTTAAACAAGATACTTGGGAAGAGGTTCCATTGGAATATCTTTCTAGTATCTTGGATACATATTCTGTTAGATCACGATTTCATAATAACATTAGACGAACGTGGACTCAAACTATCAAATCTCAAGTTGAGACGAACATTACTCAGGTTGGAAAGGAATTTTATGAAAGGGAAATTAATCCTTTTCTTCCGACCAGCCTGGGTTTTGATTCGTCACCTGAGATTCGATCGAATACCTATTCAATTGAATTTGATGCTTATCCTCCGGATGAGCCTCTACCTGTAAGAGTGGAACCCATTAGGGAACCCCTCAAGGTGAGGACCATCACAGCGGGAGTAGCAGATTGTTTTTGTTTGAAACCTTTACAGCACGCCATGTGGCTTGCCTTAGATTCTCAACAACAATTCTGCTTAACTCATGGTACAAATCGATTAGAACCATCTATCGAAAGGATTTACGAAAATTCGGATCCTGATGATGTATGGATTTCTGGTGATTATACCGCAGCTACAGATTCAATTCCAATTGAAGCTTCAAAAGCTTTAATGGAAGGTATTCTTGAGTCCATTGATCATGAACCTACTAAAAGGTGGGCTATGAAAGAAATTTCTCCACATCTTTTGGTCTATCCAAAGAAGACAGGTTTAACACCTAGTCTTCAGAAGTCTGGCCAATTGATGGGATCATTACTTTCGTTCCCCCTTTTATGTTTACTAAATGATTGCACAGCTCGTGCAGCAGGTATCTCTCCCCATAAATATTTAATAAATGGAGATGATATTCTGATGCGAGCAAATCGTGCTTCTTATCCCTTGTGGAAAGAAAAGGTAGGCCAATATGGCTTATCTCTTTCTCTTGGAAAGAATTATATTCATTCAGAATTTGGTACAGTTAATTCCCAATTAATTTATGGGGGAACTGTCCTAAATTCAGGTAAACAGAAGGTTCTAGATCGACGTTCTAGAGTTCTTGGAGAATGTTTGAGAGATTTGGAAATGATGATGTCTGATTCATCGCCTGATTTTGTAAAGAAGTTGTTTAGAACTATTAATAGATCTAAACTTTCTCATACGGTCAGGAATATCGATGTTCCATGCAGTCATGGTGGATTAGCTCTTAACTGGGGTGATGTAGAAAATATGAGTACTCGTACAAAATGTACGACTATCTTAGTTTACCTACACGATCTTTTAAAAAAGATCAAGCCCGAGAAAGGATGCATATCCATTCCATATCTTTCAAACGAGTCTTTACATCAATCTCTCATTGAGAAATTAGATGAACAGTTTAATGATCCAGTTGATCTCAAGGAATACCATGAAGATTTCATAGGTATACCTGATTTGAACAGGATTAGAAAACGTATTTCAAATAATTCTCATTTGAGAGACCTATTCCTTGGTCAAAATTTAGAAGATTTACCTTCATTATCATTTTTAAAAGTATTAAATATACCCTTTAATGATGGTAAGATAAGAAAGGAGATTCAATCCGAAGTGGATCGAATCTTTCTTGAAAATTTTCTAAATTCTAACAAGGAATTTGGATATGAAGCTTTCCGAAGATGTTTTCTCGAAGCTGTAAAAGGAACCCCAAATGATACGAAAGTAGCATTGAAGTTTCTTACTCCTATCATTGATTTAAATGTAAAACCTGATTATCTTTTAAAGATCGTCAAGGATTACAATGTAAAACTTTTTGATAAGGACAACTTTGAGAAAAACTTAGGAAAACTTCTTAAACCAAAGGAGTTTGATCTTCCATCATTTCCTGATAGTCCTAATTTTGCAAATGAGGTCATTGAAAGTTTCAACGATCTCATGATAGGACTTCGAGAATAATGTGAAGATCTTCCCTTTGGCCAACCTTGTGTTGTTTATGATAGTCTTAACAGATAAATTATAAATGCTTCCGCATGATTTCATGTGTGTATCGTATCATAAAACGGTAGGTTGGTATCCAAGATGTAAAAGTTCCAGGTTCTCTGAACCTGATTCTCTAGATAAAAAAGGTACTCTTTAGAGTACCTTGCGTAGTGGTTGATTTTAAGTCTATTTCAACCGATGCCTTGATTGGTATATCTTGCTTCAAGTTAGTTAAGAAATTATCTAACTTGGATAAAGCCAATCAAAATGTAGCGTAAAAACTAC